TCTGCGTACGCATTTATGCGTACGCAGAACTTGGTAGAGTTGAACACTTTACCTATATATCAATATAACTTCGGATCACAAGTATCCGTGCAGGCATTTGATTGTAGGCATCAGAGTGTTCCTCTGATGGTTGCAGTTTAAATGGTTGTAGAGAAGTTTCTATATCTGCATTTGCCTGTAGGCATTACCAGTATTAGGATTCCTAATGGTTGCAAGTATTAATGGTTATATAGAAGGCTACGAGGTTAGCGATTGATATATGCCAACCTTTTTCCAAGTATGGTGAGACTTAAACTACCTCCCACCCACCCCTAACCGGTTTTCACACCTGGATTAAATTGAAGTCAATTTGGTTAGATTGACTAATGATGTTTTTTCCGAAACGTGCTGAACGTATTTTATGCAAAACTTGAAGAGAATTAGCACATTCTCTAATGATAGTGGTGATAGACAATTCACCTTTTGCACACAATAGTCCTTACTAATCAGTAGACCGACTCTAAACAGTCTATAGATTTAAAGCTGTAATTAACAGCCTCAAGAGTGCATGGCATGCCCTGCTCTTGGAGTATCTCGCGCTAGTTGTGTGGCGCAATATGAAAGACACAACCCCACACCCCACGCGTCACCATTTATGGTGGCGCGGAGCCGTAGGCTCGAGGACTGTGTAGATTTGAAAGAGCTTGCTCTTAGTCTGCAGTTACACGTTTAGGATGGCTTTAAGCCTTAATGCCCTTTATGGGCCTCCTTTATTAAAACTCGTGCCGTTTGTTGAACAAATTAAACCTCCTTTGGTTTAATTGTTCACTCGGCTCATTGGTATTATTTATACAATGAGCAGTGAACTTTTAAACAAAATAACGATTAAAGATGTCAGACGCAAGGTAAAGGTATATCCAACCGATTTTCGGTTAGATACTAAATACTCTGTGGCCGAAGTGGCCATTCGCAAGCGCGAAGAGTATATGGTGGAGAATTATGGCAGTGATTACTGGCTTATTAAGAAATTGAATACAGTTTCTAAATTATATCATTATGATTTGCCAGAACAGGACACTGATATTTCTCCACAGGGATTGTTGGAGAGGGCTGCAGCTTCTTACGCATGGCAGAAAATGTCTAAAGGTGATTTTACACCTGAGATATTGAGCCGTATAGAAGTTGCAGTTGCCGCTTATGCTGCATTGTCAGAGTGTACAAGTACCAAGCAATTTGCTGGAACATTGTACTTGATATTACGTACTGAATATCGAGAAGCTATAACCAAAAGCGTTTTCGATGGAGTACTTAAATATTTGGCTTTAGAGCCTTCTGACAAAATTGAAGCACAAGCAGAGGATACTACAACCCCAAGTTGGTTGGATAGTTTAAGAACTGCTGGTGATAACTGGCAGTTAGCCCTAAACAATCCTTGTGCTACTAAAGTACAGGATTTGTTGACCATGTTGGTCACTATGGGCGCCTGTGGACCTATTAATATCAAATTTAGAAATTTGACTTTATTTGCGATAGAAGCTCGCAAAGAACAGGTTCACGCCACTAGTATGATAGATGCTGCTTTTAAAACTTTACAGTTTTTGGCAGAAAGTGGTTATGCTGCTTATGCAACAGGATCATTTATGCCATTTTTGTTTACGCACCATGCTGCCGCTCGCTTAGATGCAGAGTATTTGGAGTTATTGGATCTTTGTGAATATGCCTTACCAGGCAATTTAGAAAGATTTACTAAAATATCTCCTCATCAGTTTGCATATCGTATGGAGAAGTGTATCAAAGATACAGAATTAATGTATGAGACACTTCGAACGTCGTCTGAGAAGCGATTAGTTTTTGCGCGTTTACAGAATTTGAAAGCCAAGTTTTGTGCCTATCAACAAACAAAAGTGACAGGAGGTCTCCGTGAGAGACCATATGCTATTTTTGTTACTGGTGGAAGCGGGCTAGGTAAGTCGGATGTTACTGACATCCTTTACAAAGCCTGTGCTGTGTATAACGATATCGACGCTGGAGACGATAAAGTTTGCACATATAACTCTTCGGATAAATATATGTCCAATTATAAATCTTATATGACAGTTGTGAAATTTGACGACTTTGCCAATTCCACTTCGGAGTTTGTAGAGGGTAATCCCGCACAAATGTTAATTAAGATTATTAACAACATCAGAGAGTCTGCCGTAATGGCAGACATTTCTGATAAAGGTAAAATTTCGATTGAGCCTAAATTTGTTACCGTAACTAGTAATGTTATGGATTTGGATGCGAATATTTATTCGAATTGCCCCGCTTCAGTACTTAGAAGAGGGGACGTACACATTGTACCACGGGTAAAACCACAATTTAGAAAAGAAGGTTCAAGTGCTCTCGATTCAGCAAAAGCTAACGCTTATTATACTGTTGATGGAGTAGTACAACAACCTGATATACCTGATTTGTGGGATTGCGATGTGTATAGAGCCGTAGTTCAAGAACGGAAAACCAAGGTCTTGTCTGGCTCAGGTCAATTTAACAAAGAAACTGAACAATGCATTTTTGAACCTATCAAGTTTGAAGGTGCAGATTTAATGAATGTTCCTTTACTTAAAGTAGTCGAGTATTGTCTACAAGATAGTGAAAAACATTTTTATGAACAGCGAGAAATGTTAAAACGCAATGGCACTGGTAAAACAATGCCATTTTGCGGGGAATGCCGTAAACCCACGCAATTATGCAAATGTATTACTGCACAAGGCTGTAGTGATTTGTGTAAGCGAATGACCTGTATGTCGCGTCGTGCATGGAAACGACGCTTGGTTCGAGACGATATACAATTGTCCTGGAATGGTCTTATAAATAGACAAGCCGGGTCAGTAGGTAAGTTCGTCTCGAGTTGGTTATCACGCCAAGCCGATGAAACTTTAACATTAGCCTCTTATCAAACGTATGCTTTGACACACAAAAAGTCTGCTACGTTGATGAAGATGGTTGATAGATTCGAAAATAGTCATTATCTCAAATGGACAACTTATATTCCTGAGAGCTTCAAAAATAATCCTTATGTTTGGAGTTTTATGATGGAAACCAGAGTTAACACCATTACAGATGAACTTAATTTCGATTTTCGTCGTCGGTGGCTATCTTATGATAGCTGGTATCCTTTCTTGTGGAAATTTGCCATATGGTATTATTTCACACATGACTGTGCATTGCCAACCACATTGGTCTTGATGCGATTTGCTTATGACTTTTTTATCTATGGGCTACAACACGTTTTTGTATACAAGACGGCTAGATACCGTCTAAATCAAGAGCATACTGATGTACCTGCTTTGTTCAAGCGTATTCGTGATAATAACGGACGTTACATAGTAGGTACTATCGCTGCATTTGCTTCCGCGTTTGCAATGTATAAAATATGGCAGAATATGTCATTTAATACTGACCAAGGAAATCTATCACCAACCAGTGTAGAAGAATTGGATGCAAGGGACAAGGAAGTTAATATGTGGAAAGTAGCACAGGTCGAAAAGCCAGAAGTAATTGGACAAGTGACCAATGTTACCCAACTGGAGAATATAGTAATGCGCAACGTATGTTGCGTGCGCGTTAATGGTTATTGTTCAGATGGGTTTTTGCTCTGTTCGAATCGCTTGGTTATTCCAATGCATATTCTGGACAGGGCATTTACACGCGCCGGAGATACCACTACTGTAAAAGTGGAGGTTATTCGACGTGAGACGAAACTTGTGAATCATAAGTTCGATGTGATCATTAGCAAAGATTTTATTCAACGTATTGGAGAACATGATCTTGCAATTATTGATTGCCCCGGCAGTGGTTCTATTAAGAATCTCGTCGATTATTTACCAACTACATTACCGAAAGGTATTGCTAAGTCAGGTTTGATATACCGTAATAAGGACGGTGAAATTCGTAAGTTTTTTACTACACTTAACCCAACGGTTATTAACAATGGTTTATATGATACGGAGAATGGTACGTTGCGTACATTTAACGGATCAGATTATAGACTGACTGAAGATGTAGATGGTAAATTGCAACCCGTCGATACGTTCGATGGGTTGTGTGCTGCTGTTCACTGTGTAAATGAAAAGAAGCCATATATTGGTGGCTTTCATTTAGGTGGACGCACAAATACGGATTACGGTGTTAGTGCTACAGTTCTGAAAAGTGAAGTAGACGACGCCTTAATGCGTATGGCTAGTGATGGTATTTCCACACAAGCTGCAGACGCCAGTGGTGAACACACGTCTTACGGTGTAGAGCATATTGTGAGTAACCAAATTCATGCTAAGAGCCCTCTTAACTTTTTAGAAGGAGGTAACTTAGAGATATTTGGTTCTTGTAACGGTAGAGCTACTGCTGTGAGCCGAGTGGGACCCAGTATAATTTCGGACACTGTCCGAGATGTAACTGGCGTACCCAATACTTGGGGGCCACCCAAGTTTAAGGGACCGGAAGGTAACCAAGCCTGGGTCCCGTGGAGGGCTTCATTGGCATTTTCTGCCAACCCTTCATGCGGCGTACCGCCTCTATTACTCAAACGCGCAAAGCAAGATTATGTGCGTCCGATTATGAAGGAATTAGAGACAAGGTACGAATATTACTTGAAAGAAATCAGACCATTGACAAATGTTCAGATTGTTTCAGGTATAGATGGTAAAAGATTCGTAGATAGTATGAATCTTGCCACAAGCCGTGGGTTTCCTCTTAGCGGTCCTAAGTCACAAGACATTGTAGAATTAGAACCTAATGAGGAACACGCGTGTCCGCGCACGCTAACACCCACACATTGGGATGAATTGGCAAAGTTCGAAGAGAAAGCTAGGCGAAATCTTCGGGTGAATTGCCCATTCAAGGCATGTTTGAAGGATGAACCCACGCCAATATCTAAGGATAAGGTGCGTGTGTTCCAAGCAGCAAGTATGCCTCTTCAACTCGCAATGCGTAAATACTTTTTACCTATTGCACGTATGATGTCCCAACACCCCTTGATGTCCGAATGTGCCGTTGGTATTAACGCTCATGGTCCAGAAATGGATCAATTGTTTCGCCATATCCGCAAGTTCGGTATAGAGAGGGGGTATGCTGGTGATTATTCTAAATATGATTTGAGAATGCCAGCACAATTGATATATGTGGCTTTTGATGTTATGATCTTAGTTGCACAATGTCTCCCTAATAATTATTCAGAGGATGATATTCGTGTAATGCGTGTGATTAGCACTGAAGTTGCTTGTGCGGTTACTGCTTACAATGGTGATTTTATTCAATTTATTGGATCCAACCCATCTGGGCAGTCATTAACTGCATATATTAATTCCATAGTCAATTCTTTGTTGCATAGATGTTCTTTCTACGCATGGGAGAATGGGCGCATGTGGAACGCTAACTTTTGTGATTACGTAAGTTTGATAACTTATGGTGATGATTACGGAGGTAGTGTTTCTAAGGTATTGGAATATAATAATATCGATTTTGTGCAATGGTGTGCTCAATATGATATGATAGTTACCCCCCCAGATAAGAAGTCAGAAGTGACAGCTTATCTTGATTGCGACGAATTGGACTTTTTGAAAAGAAGACCCAGATATGATGAAGAGTTACATCTTTACATGGGAATCTTGGATGAAAAGTCCATTTTCAAGTCTCTGCATAGCAATTTAAAATCAAAAACAGAGACAAAGGAGGCCGTATCTAGTAGTTGTATCGGTTCTGCACTTTCCGAATGGTTTTTGTATGGACGCGAACATTATGAGATGCGCCGTGCGCAGATGCTTGAGGTGGCAAATGCGCATAACCTCACGGACATGGTAGTAGGTATTGATCTTGATTATGAAGATCGTGTTGCCGCATTCCGTGAAAAGTACAACTGGAAGTAGTTGTTAAGCCCCGTGTTCCGGGAAACACGTTAAACATTCCCACCTGTTAGTGACAGGAAGCGTGA